TGTATGTCTTGCTCTGTAATCATTGGGAATATTCTTTTAACATCTCCAAAACTTTGTTGAGAGTATCATGAGCACCATCATGCCACTCGCCTGATTGTTTATAATGGGTGCCATTGTAAAGTTCATTCTTCATTCTATAAACTCTTGCCAAAATGTCAACTTTAGTCAATGTTCCTCTCGCCATGGTAATATTTAATTTTACATAGTATCTATAAAAAAAGGGGATCCCGTTGGGATCCCCTGACAAAATATGTGAAGTTAAATCACATGAGGTTGGTAACCTGTACACGTCTGTAGTACATGTTGGCGTTGGCGGTAAGAGTCTCACCGTCAGGAGTGCCATTGTACAGACCGTTGGTGGTAACAAATGGATTCGAAACCATGCCGTAACGGGTCTTGAAGCCAATCTTAGGCTGGAAGGTGTTAGGATCGATCGAACGAACCATCTGGAGGGGAACGTAAGGGCAATAGAAGAGACCAGCGTCATAAGGCGAGGTGCCCTTGTAACCGATTACGTAGTAGTGCTTGTCGCTGAGGTTAGCGGCATAAGGATCGACATAAACCTTGATACGACCGTTGATAGTACCAACGGCAAGGTTGCCAGTGTCATCAACAGAACCGATGGAAGGACCACCAGCACCTGAGAGACCTGAGGAGTAGTCGAGAACGCCAGCCATGGCGAGAGCAGAAGCAACGTCAGCTGAACAGATCAGGAAGTTGCCCTTTCCTCTACGAGTTTCTTGAGCAATAGCATTAGCATCACGCTCAATCTGGAAGAGAAGACCTTTGAACTTCTCAACAGACCAACGACCGTTTGAATCAACGTCGAGGTCAAAGATTCCAGCGTTAGCAACGTTGTTCTGAGCACCCTTCTTAGCGACGGTGTATACTCTACGAACAACTTCACGGTTGATCTCAGCGAGAACTTCGCTAGAAAGAATGTTAGCGAGTTCTTGCTCAGCGTCAAGACCGTGAATAGCCTTGAGGTCCTGAGCGAGTTCTAGGGTGTACTCAGCCTTGAGTGCTCTTGACTGAGCGGTGACCGAGGTCTTCTCGATGCTGAATGACATCTCACGGAATAGTCTTCCGCTCTCGCCCATACGCTCAAGATCTTCACGAGACATCTTGGTTCCTACTTCGTAGGTGCCAGGAGTAGCGTCGTTAAGGAGAGCAGGGTTGTTGCCTTCAGAATCGCCACCAACACCAGCACCAGTTCTAGGAGTGTAAGCGCCAGTAGTAGCGTCATAACCACCAGTGAATCCAGTGTCAGGCTCGTTGAAGAGTGCCTCTTCGCCAGCTTGGTTCTCGTAGCGGGATCTCATGGCGAAAATTAGACCTGTAGGACCAGACATAGGCTGGACACCACAAACGTCATACGCCATTAGGTTAGGCATAGCACGACGGACTAGGCTGATTAGAACGGGGTCAAAACCAGCAAGACCAGCAGTGTTGCTTGAACCTAGAGCTGAACCAGCAGGAGCGATGGTGCCAGCGCCTAGTGAGTTAACGGCAACTTCGTTGAGCATACCGCGCTCTTCACGAAGGAAGCGTTCTTGGTTTTCCAGAAGTACAGAGGTAACTGCTCTCTTGTAGCGGTCCTGGATAGCAGGAGCTTCGCCATGGTTAAGAACAGGTGACCACTTCTCCTGGAGATGTTCTGCGTTAAACATTGTTATCTCCGATGTTTGTTAGGGAATGTGGATATTAATTATTTAGTGAATCACTGATTCCAGCGAGCCATCGCTTGGAGGTACATTGCCATTGCTGGTGTTACTTCCTCGGATTCTACTGGAGTTTCGTCAGCAACTACTTTAGGAGCACCTTCTTTAGGGAAGTATGACTCTTTAATAGTGGTGAGTTTCTTAGAGAATTCCTCCTCATTAGTAAACTCAACTCCCTCAGCAAGGGATGCTAGTTTGTCTTTCTGTGTATCTACTAGACCTTCGGAAATTTCTTTCACGATAATTTTTTTAGCAGATTCATTCAGACGATTTTGAAGTTCAATATTGCGCTTAACCTGTTCGTCAAGGCGCTCTTCCATCTTACAAAGATCTTCAGTCATACCTTCGAGAACGTCAACTTTCTCGTCGGGAATATTAATGTAATGCTCTTCAAAGAGATTTTTCAGACCAGCAATAAAGTCTTCGGTAATCTCATTTCTGATGCCACGATCAACAGCAACTTGATTTTCTTCAAGCCACTTATTGATAGCGTAGTTGACAGTGCCGTTTACTTCTTCAGCAAGTTCTTTCTTAATAGTTTCTACTTGCTCAGAAATACGTACCTCAAAAGTCTCATTGAGTTTTTCCCACTCTTCTGAGAGTTTTGACCTTACGGCAGCTTCAAAAATTGTGGTTGCTTTTTCTTTGAACTCTTCAGACAACTCGGTGCCTTCGGTTAGAGCAGCAACATCTCTAGATACGTCAAGATCCTCAAACTTAGGTTTGATAGGATATGTTACACTACCACCCTCTTTAGTTCCGTAAGCGATTTCACTACCGAACTTAGGGGCAGTGCCATTAGGTAAATCTGTGTTTGAACCGCCACGGTTTGGTTCGCCAGAAATGCCACCAGAAATAGGAGCAGCGGCCTTGGCACCAGGATTCTCTACACCCGTCTCATCATCTTCATGAGGAGCTGTTGTTACGCTATTAATCTCTGTTGGTGCCGATTGACCAATGGCAATTCCTGGTTGAAGAGGAGCGGCATGACCAGTAGCGCCCTCGCCAGCAGAAGCCTTTGAGTTAACGGCGGTTTTGGATTGTCCTGAAGCAGCGGCGTCACCAGGAAGAACAGCAGCGGTTACTGTTGGCATTGGATCTCCAGCCTCAGAAAGAACAGCGGCGTGCTCACTGGCAAACTCCTCAAACTTTTCGTTTAACATATCTGACATTTGAGTTTTCCTCGTAAGTATCTAATGATTATTCTAAATTTATTTATGATATTATAGATTTGAAAGGAATCTATCGAATGCTTTTAGCATATTTTCTTCGAGAGAAATTCTAGAAGAGTTATCGATAGACTTCTTAATTTCTTGGATTTGTCTTTCACGGAGGATACCACCTTCCCAAACCCATTCTTTACCTTCCATAATTCCATTAACGAAAGCGTCTGGAGCGGAAGGATCCGCTACAATATCAGCAGCGGTGGCTAGCATGAAGTCATCGCTAACATACTTCACACCATTTTCTTCTTTTAGTGAACCCATACCTCTAGAAGAAACACCAAGTTGAACACCTTCACCGAGAAGACTCTTGGCAATTTGACCCATTGGTGTATCAAGAATTCTTGCTTTACCAATGAAGTTATTTCCCTCTGCTCTTAAAGATGTAATCTTATGAGATACTCTATCTAAGTTAACAGTGGGACCATCTGGATGACCTAATTCACCCAAAGCACGACCAGCTTTTACATACTCTTCGTTGTACCTTTCAACTTCTTTGTTGAGAACAGAAAATGGGTAGATTCTTCCGTTGCGGTTTTTAATTTCCGATTGGAGGAATACGCCTTCAATATATAATTGTTTTTTTCCATCCTTTTCCTCTGTGAGGATACGAATGTCTTCGATGTTCTCTGTAATTAGTTTCATTGTTCTTCTGGAGTATCTCCTGTTGGCTCATCAAAGAACGTATTAGCTACGGTCTTTTTATATGTATCAATTGTTTCTGATGCTTTAGCAAAAAGAATATCTTCAATCTTATCCAAAGCTTCCGCTCTCTTTTTATCGGCAATTAGATTGACGATATTGAGAACTTCAGAATCTAATGTTGTATCAGACATAATTATAAATTAGGTTATAAACTATTTATTAGAATTAGAAGTCTGTGTTTTCGGCATTCTCTTTGCCTTATCAACTTCACGATCTACGCTAGCGTCAGCAGCCTGTGCTTCTCTTTCAGCAGAATCTTGTGCTTGAATATCTTGAAGTTCTGGACCAAAGGCAGTATTCTGTTGTGACATAGTATCCAACATGTTTGTTTGTGCTGGATCGATAGCAAGACCAGAAGCGATTTCCCCTTTCATTTGCTTGTCAATTTCTTTGAATTCTTTGTCAGTCTGTTGTAGAACTTGACGGCGAATATAATCAACAGAGAAGTACTTGCCAACAAAAGGATCCATTTGTGTTACGAGAGAAATTCTCTGTAGCAGCATTTCCTGCTGCTTGAGTTCATTGAAGTGATTATCAAATAAGAAGTCATATTGAATATGCTCTTCCATATCATCCCAATCTTCGGGAGCAATAACACCCTTGAGAATTAATTGGGTCTTGAGAATATCGTGGAATAGTTCGCTGAATCTCTTACGGAGACGACCGATGAACTTAGCAAACTTGAGTTCATCCCTGAGAACCTCTGTGGTCTTACCAAGATTAAACCCTTTGTTGTCATCCGTAAGGCGGGAAGGTGGTAGGTTGAGTGAGTTGTAA